TTAAATTGCAAAAGCATTCCCCATTTTCTCCATGGCCTCACTTTGCTGATCCGTATTTGAATGGGAATAAACGGTCATGGTGAGATTGATAGTAGCGTGTCCGATAATGTCCTGCACAACTTTAGGTGGGATTTTTAACTCATTGATAAGAAAAGATACAGCGAAATGACGTAAATCATGGAATCTAATCTCTGGCAATCCGGCTTCTTTCGTCTGTGATTTAAAATCTCTGACGAAATTTCGAGGATTGAAGGGGGTGTTATTTGAGGTGACAAATAATAACTCCTGATCCTTGTTTACTGGATGATTTACCAAAGCCTCATAAACAAAATCAGGCAACTTGATTGTCCTTTTTGATGATTCTGTTTTAGGTTCGGCAATAATCAATCCCCTACCGGTAATATATTGGAGAGCCTGACGGATGGTAATGGTATGGTTTTCTCTATCAAAGTCCTTGACAGCAAGGCCAAGGATCTCCCCTTCTCGAAGGCCGATATAAGCTAAACAGTACATAGGAAAAAAACGAGAGTCTTTTACCTGTTCTAAAAATCTTTTTGATTGTTCGACTGTCCATGTTTTAGGAATATTTTTTGTCGGTCTTGGAGGGTCCACTAAATCGGCTACGTTCCTTGCTACCAAACCCCATTTCATAGCCTGGTCTAATGCCTTGTGGAGTACAGCGTGCATATACTGGACGGTTCTTTTTGATAGATTAGAATTTACTTTTAAAGTGTAAAAGGCTTGGATAATATCCGGCCTAAGTTGTGAAAGTTTACAATTCCCCAGTTCCGGCACTATATGAACTCTGATAAGGTAGTTGTAGCTTTCTATTGTTTTAGGGCGTAGTGTTGACTCTTGGGATTCTATGAAGCGAGTTAGAAAATCTGTTAAGGTGATGTCCTTTTTATCAATAAATATCCCTTTATTCACAGAGTCTTTTTGTTGATGAAGCCATTCCCGAACTTCTTTTTGAATCTTTGAATATTTTACTTTTTTCTTTCCGGCAACATATATTTGACCAACCCACAAACCATCTTCACGCCGGTAAATTGAACCTTCCCCTCGACTTCTTCTTTTCAATCCTTCCTTCTTTCTTTTATGATTCTTGACACTTGTTCTATAAAATTATAGCATATATAGAACATGGGAACTAAACCGAAATCAAAATTTGAAAGAAACTTTGAGATATTTGATATCTGGAAAAAAGATGAAAATCTCAACAAAAAACAAAGGGATATGGTGATGAAGCGATACGGCATTAGCCAATCTCGACTTTACGCCATTATTCGCTGGTGTAAGAAAAGAATCGATAGTTTAGAAGCATAAAACTAAATTTGACCTAGTTTGTATCAGATTTACCCCTTTACTCAACATGCCATATATGTAAAAATACATTAGATTACAAATTTAGAAATAAATGTCCATCCAAAACAATCAAATAATTTTAGACAAAGCATGGGAATTAGCCATGGAAGAGTGTGATATTACTTGCCAGGATGAAATAATCAGAGAAAAAGCACAACATATTTTTGAAAATTTATTAGTTTTAAATTAACTATTTATGTCACCAGAAAACATGACCGATATCGTAAAAATAAATCAAGCTCCAGTCCTAACCACCCAAGATTTACAAGTGAGAATAAAAGAAGAAACCGAACAACGAAAACTCATAACCGAATTCATCACCCAACACATGAAAGCAGGGGTTGATTTTGGCACCATCAAATTTACCAAAAGAGACGGAACGGAAGTCGAAAGCAAGCCCTCCCTATTCAAGCCAGGGAGTGAAAAATTTTGTTCACTTTTTCACTTCCGACCATCATTTGAAAGAGATGATGATACATGGGAAATGTCGGGAAAAGTTTCCGGACTATTCTGTTATAAATGCGATTTAGTCTCAAATAATGGAGTTATAGTTGGTGAGGGTAGAGGTTCAGCTAGTATTGGAGAGAAACAAGGATGGACAGCTAATAACGCCATCAAAATTGCTGAGAAAAGGGCCCAGATTGACGCAGTATTACGAACAGGCGGTTTATCCGACTTCTTCACACAAGATTTAGAGGATATGCCAAAAGAAATATTGAGCGGAGATAATGGAGGCTCTCGACCAGCTCCCCGATATGAAACAACCCCACGTCAACCCAAACCAATGACAGGGGAAATCTCCGAAGCTCAGACGAGAGCTATTTTTACCATCATCAAGTCCAAAGGATTGACAGAGGAAGAATTTAAAACAGAATTCGAAGTTCAAAGCATTGCCGGACTAACCAAACAGCAAGCCTCCGATATCATTACCCGTTTAAATTCCAAAAAATGACAAACCAAGATATCAGAGAAGCAGATTTTCGTGAAATCATTGTAAAAGAAGCCTATGCCAGATTATATGAACTCGGTTGTACCTCGGAGCAAGTCAGAAAAAAATTAGACCTGATGAGTATGTTTTTCGGAAACATTGGGGCAGTCTCTAATATGAGCGATAAAGAGATTGGGTTACTAAATCAATTTTTGCAGACCATTAAAACCCTTGGTGGTCGTTTTGATAAGCATGGAAATATTATTTTATAAAACTATGACTGATCTAAACATCTACAACGTCGAGGAAATCACAAAATCGGATATTTACCATTCAAAGACCTCAAGTAATAAATGCCGACTTATAACCATCACCACCAATACAGGTGAAGAGATAGAAATATCCCTTTGGTCAAAATCATTGTCTAATTTAATAATTAAAAATGAAGACTAAAACTATGAAAAATAAAATAATTGTAGAAATTGATTTTAATAAAATAACGAAGGATCTGTTGGAAAAAGAAACCTATATTGATGGGTCTACAGTTTATAACTCCATCCAAGAGTCCGCTAAAAGAGAGATAAAAAACTGGATACAGTCATCGGTGGTTTCAGATATTAAACAAGCCATAAACTTGAACGACTTTAAAGAAAGAGGTTATAGCGGTGAATGGCTAAAAGAAGAAGCTAAAAAAATTCTTATTGAAGAACTTAGAGAACTGGTAGCCAAATACACCAAAGAATGGATTAGTCAGAATATGAAGTGGATAGTAGAAAAAGAAGCCCAGAAAAATATTGAGGAATTTATTGTGCCTAGACTTCAAAAACTAATCGGTTCTCTAATTGTAGTCAACACTGAAAACGTAGAACAGGAAATGGAGGAAATGAGGGATGATTACCAAAATCAGATTAGAGAGTTAGAAGAAAATTTACCTATTTAATAAAACTATGACCATATCAACAATAGACTTTCGGACTAAAACAGGTAGAGCCTACAAACAAAGACAACAGGCTGAGGCCAAAAGAGTCAGGAATCAAATTCTGTTATCAGCTCTTATTCTGGGCTTCCTTGCCGGCACCATCTTGACAGTAACTCTTTGGAGAGCTTTCAATGAGCCAAAAGTTACCCCAGAGGCTTTACCAGCGACCCATAAACAGACGATTGAGGTAAAAGCGATAGAAACCCCATATTGTTTTGATCCAATCACTTGTATTCGTGATGTTGGGGAAGAATTAGGAGTAGAAAATCAAGACATTATGACCATGATTAGAATAGCTAAATGTGAGTCAGGTCTTAGACCGGAAGCCAAAAATCCAACATCAACCGCCACCGGAATTTTCCAGATAATTATTGGAACATGGGATGGCAACAAGTGTGAAGGTGAAAGATGGGATTTTCAAGACAATATCAAGTGTGCTTATAAGTTATATCAATCCAGAGGTTTTCAACCTTGGAACGCTAGTAAACATTGCTGGAACAAATAACTATGAACCTATCAAAAAGGCTATTATGCCTAAACTACCAATGTATCTTAAATGAGATGGAAAGGTTGAAGGGAAGACCGGCAGGGTATAAAGCAGATTTAATGGAGTTAGCTGATATCTTATCTGAGGAGTTAGATAAATTTATTGATTAATTTTAAACTATGAAAACTTACGACAGGTTGAAAACTATCTTAGAAAATTACCCAGATACCCGAAACAGCGATAAGAGGTTAATTTGGAAATTTTGGGAAGAAGAAGGTCTTATAGATTATGGCGACGCATACGGCGATTTTATTAAAGAATGTGATTTTTTAAAAGCCACCTCTCCAGAAAGTATCAGAAGAGCAAGACAGAAAATCCAACAACTCTACCCGGAACTTGGTCCAACTAGCGAACTGGTGAGAAAGAGAAGGGGAATAAAATCAGCTACTAAAGGAACTTTTATTTACCGTGAAGATAACGGACAAGGGATATTTATATGACACCACAACAAAGAGAACGAGCTTTAGAAGGATTACAGAAGAGGATTGATATGATCGTCAAGAAATATGAGGTTGAAAAAGAGCAAATTTACTTAGGTAATAGGGTCTCAAAAAAATTACATGGGCAAGGCGGTGGTAGGCAAAAGCCACTGAGAAAGGCTTTAATTGTTTCTGAGGAGAAGCAAGTTGTTGATACTCCCACTACCGCCAATGCTCACCAATTTAAAATTAAATAGAAATATGAAAAAATTAACAATAGTATTACCACCAAAGGCAACATCAGATATTGATTGTGATTTGGTAAATTTAACCGAGTTTCTAGTTAAAAGTGGTCACGATGATGGTAGTGGAGGCGGCTTTGGATTAGGGGGTGAATTTGGGTATGGTGTTGAATTTGAAAACGATACTTTTATGATGCATCCGTTCTGTTGGTGTGATGAATACGATGAATGCCTATGGTGTATGATGAACGACCCAAAAGAGAATAAAAACTACACTAAGATGAAAAAAGAACTATTAGATAAGTACGGTAGACATTGGTTTAAATGGGGTTCAGCACCAAACTTCTTTTACAAACCCACCAAGACTGGTTGTATTTGGTATAAGTGGATTGGCAGAGATACCCGATGGGATAAAGAACCAACTGAAAAAGAATGGAAAGAAATTTTTAAAAACTGTATTAAAAGTTTAAATAAAAATGAAATATAAATTTTCAAGAATTGAAATATACCAATGGTTAAAAGAGCAAAACTGGTATTGCGAAGAGTTGCAAAACATACTCCTAGCCCTAGCAGATAAACCTGATAAAGGTTACAACCTCCCTCACTACACTAATTGGGAAGAAAGTTTTGATAAATTATCACCCTGTTACATATGTGAGAGTATGCCTTGTTGTTGTGAGGAAGCCGATAAACCTAAAGAAGAGTGTAAACACGAGTATGACTTAGAATGTGACAATAAGGCTTTGGTGTGCAGAAAGTGTAAAAAGTTTAGACCTACCACCCCACCCCATACATAAATGAAAAGAGAAAATAGAAAAACGCTTTATAAAAAATTAGACAAACTATTCTCTCAATACATCCGAAAAAGAGATGGAAAATGTTTAAAATGCTCTCGAACTGATACTTTACAATGTGCTCATATCGCAGGAAGAAGAAATTTAGCCGGAAGGTGGAATGAGTATAACGCCATTACCATGTGCTATACGTGTCATTTGAGGTGGAGTCACCAGGAACCGCTTGAATTTGCAGAGTGGTTAAAAAAGGAATATCCAAAGTTTTATGAAACAGCCAAAGAAGTCCGCCGGACAACTGTTAAAAATTTAGACCTAAAAGAACTTGTTAATTATTATCAATCTAAATATGCCGAACTTTAATAAAAAGTCATTTCCATTAGACCACTTTTCAGAGGGGGATAGTCCATTTAAAGAGATTTGGTTAAGCAAAGAGGATGCTGAAAGACTGGGGGTAAAAATGAATCAAGTTAGAAAGAAAAATTAAATGTTAAACTAATTTATGAAAGAAAAATTACCTGAGATAGCCCAAAGGGGGGTATTAATTACCAATACCAGGGACCAGACAAAAATCCAACCCGTGTTAAATGATTATGTCGAAGGAGCAAAAGACTGGGAGTTTAATGAGCAGTACAAGTTTTTAAACCGTTGGGCAAGGATTTTTAAACAGAGGTTACTTGATCCTATTGCCGTGCCTGGAAAACCTCCTTTACCCGACCCAGTTATCGGTTTTGAAAGAATGAGGGTGGAGACTGAAGCAGCTTACACCTTAGCCAGAAATGACCATGGACTTTTATACGAGATAAATTTTAATAGAGTTCACTATATAACCGGAGCGGAAGGTATCGAGTGGAGATTTGGCCAATGGGGAGCTTTGGAAACTTTACTGCATGAAATGATCCATCTCTGGCAACAAAATGTGGGGGAGCATCCATACAAAAAAGGAAACAATACCCACAATGCCGAGTTTGTCAAAAAGGCAGAATATTTTGGCTTACACCCCAAGCCAGTAGTTGGTTGTCATATCGCTCCGGCTGATGGTGTGTTTGAGGTCTTGATGAAAGAGTACGGTATAACACGACCAGAAGGAGAAATACCAGAAGACGGTATTACTGATTGGTGGGAATTATATCCTGATAAATTTAAAGCACGACCAAAAGGGAGGTCAACATTGAATAAATGGGAATGCCCTGAATGTGGACTTAAATTACGGGTAGGAGTAAAAAGCGAGATTGAAGTTGCTTGTATGCCCTGTACCAGAGATAAAGAAGATGTCATTATGTTTATTAGAGGCAAATGAGTTTAAAAGAAATTTGGGAAAAGACAAAACTGGCTATTAGAAATGCGGTTATCGATACAATCACTGACCCGAAGAACATCCCATACTTTATTGTTATCTTGATTTGGGTGATAGTTGGAATTTGGGTTATTCTGTTTTCTGCAAGTCGTGATTTAATTTACTACCCTTTAAAATGACAGAGAGAATGAGTTGGAAAGACGATGAGCGATTATACCAACCACGAATTCATAGCCGGCGAATAAGGGAATTGCATAGTATTTCCGAGATAACAGGACAACCCATGACACTGATTGTAGATATCGCCTTGCGGAGATTTACGGAGAATTATGACTTAATCCCCTCCCCTACCCTTTCGGACGACCTCCCTCTATTTGTGCCTGAGAAAAGGAGTTGATATAGTTATTCAAGAGGGGATTTGAATTAATTGTGGCACTATCCCCGCATTTAGCAACCATATCAAGTTTTATTTCTCAAACTAATTTACACACCAAGATTAGAAATGCTATAATTTTTAAAGCGTTGTGATTAGTATCTCAACGGCTATGCAATTTAATCCTACAGATAAAAGTAATTCGATTGTCGCAGACATCGATTTTTTGTTATTTGCTGACGGCTCAACATTCAACAGTGATTACGCCTTGGCCGATAGAACACGAAATGTCAACATCTCTCTGGATGAGGTAGTCTCCGAACTTTTTAAAGCCGATCCCAATTTCATGTGGGACGATATTACTAATACAGACTTTCCAATTGCTACCATTACTACAAGTGAAGACCATGTAACCATACCTGATGGAAGTATGGTGATTCATCGGGTAAGAATTAAAGATACTAGTGGGGTATATAAAACTCTAACTTCGGTAACTAGGCGAGAATTATCTGATAGTGATTTAAACTCCACCGGGACACCTTATAAGTACTACAAAATCGATAATGCTATCTTTCCAATACCAGTGCCATCGTCAGCAATAGAATATGAATTAGAGTTCCAAAGAGGAGCTAATCATTTCTCGACTGCTGATACAGACGAAAAGCCTGGATTTAATCCACAATTCCATCAATACTTATCTATCGGTGCTTCCCTCCGTTATGCTCTGGCAAATGGGATGAAAGAAAAAGCTTCTTTTTTAATGTCTGAAAAAGAAAGAATCAGGGCGACAATTCAGGAGCATTACGCCAGAAGAAGTCCTGATGATAGAACCAGATTTAGGTTAAAAAAACAATCCGTAAATGCTTATGGACTTTAATAGTTTTCATACCCTTTAATGAAAAAGATACAATCAACCCTTTTTAAAAGATTAGAAAGCGAGATAGGTAGTTACATTTCTGGCAAGATTGAGATAAGTCCGGGAGTCCATTTTAGCCAGCATAATTTGATAAACCGTATCTATAAATTCCGTAATAGGGATTTGACCGGGGAAAAGATTAATCCGGATTTGAGTTATAACTACTACTTCGATATCACTTCTCCTCGGGCAGATAATGAAATCAAGAATCTCCGCTTTGATACCAAAAATATCATGGTGTTCTCCCAAAACCCGATAAAGGATTTTGCTGCCGTTTTCCTCTCTAACGCTACCCTAAAGTCTTGGATGTCGAAAAAAGGGGAGGATATTAAACTGAAGTCTTCTGTTGAAGAGTTTGTGGCTAATGGAAATATCGGTTTTAAAAGAGTAGACGGTGGATATGAGATTATTGACGTTTTAAATACCTACGTTACCAATCAGAAGGCTCAAACGATTGATGATACCGATATTCTTGAACGTCATGAAATGACAGCCTCTCAACTCAAAGGAATGAAACAATGGGATCAGGAGAATATAGATTTAGTCATTGAGAATTTGGGAAATAAGTCTTTTAAAGCCTCTACTCAAACTACCCCGATTTCAGCTACTGGAAAAAGGTATGAAGTATTTGAGTTTACTGGTGAAGTCAATGAACTGGAATTTAACCAAGCTAAAGGGAAAGATACTGGAGATGAAAATAAATACTTTCTAGCCAAGGTAGTTGTTGCCGGCCTGAAAGAAAGCGGTACAGGTGAGAAATACACCCTATTTGCTGATAAATTAACCGGAACAATGTCTGATCATTACATCTTTGCTCACCGAGGTAAGTTTGAAGGTAGGTTTTGGAGAGTGGGAATGTATGAACTCTTATTCGACCACCAGATTAGAGCCAATGAAATCGGTAATCAATTAGCCAGAGGGCTTGAATGGGCTTCTAAGGTCATCTTCCGAAGTGGAGATGCTAAGGTTTTACAGAATATCAGAGCTGATATGGACAATGGAGATATTGTCATTACTGATGATTTGCAACAGGTTGATGTCCGAATGAGAAGCCTTGACCAGTTGATTGCCGACTGGAACAGACTAATGACCGATGCTGATAAGCTATCCAATTCCTATGAAGTAACTAGAGGTGATACCCCACCTTCAAATACACCGTTTAGAATGGGACTCTTGATGGATCAGAATGCCGGCAAGTTATTTGTCCTCTTACGACAAAAAATTACTCTACCTTATAAGCGAGTCTTCAAAGAATGGGTATTACCGGAACTTATCAAGGACATGAAAGGTAAAGATGTATTCAGGTTTGTAGGTGAAACCGATATCATGGACCAACTCCGAGAGATATTAGTCGATAGTTGGTATGCTCAAAATCTAGTTGCCATTGGCCCACACACCAAAGAAACGGCAGTAGCAATAAAAGAAGAAAAGTTGGAGGAAATTAAGAAAGCCGATCCAGCCATCAAAAACACTAAAAAGATTTGGGAAGCAGTAATGCCCAGATTGTTTGTCACCATCACTGGAGAAAATTACGACCTCTCAGAACAACTACAAGACTTGACTCAACTTATTGGCTTTGAACAAGACCCGGAGAGAATTAACTGGATATTGGATCAGATATATCGATCAAGAAATATTCCTATACCTCCAAGACAACCACAACCTCAACTATTAGAAGTTCCCTCACAACAAGGGCAACCAGTAAATAGAGCCGGTAAACCGCAAGAGCCACCGGTCAATGCATAATGGATACTCAATTTGCAATTACATTTGAAGATTTTGGAGATGGATTCTCTCCATTAGCTCATATCGACACCAAAACTTTTAAAGGCTCAAAAGGCCAGGCTTCAGAGATGAAAGCAGACGTTATTTCTAACCCTGGGTTTTTACAGCAATCTCCAGCATTAGCCGACCTAACCAACGGTACCCAAGCAGGAGTAGTCGATCAGCTCATACGTTTTATCCTAGATAAACCCACAGCCTCAGACACCACCTACGCTATCGGTACAACTAAATTATTCAAGTTGTCTTCAACCACAGTCACGAGTGGTGGTACACCTTCTTGGCCTCAAGCAGTAACTAATATGACGAGTGGTGAGAGTTTAATTAGGCTCAAGGCTAACTTGTATGGCTTTTTCAACAAATCTTCTGGTGGAGATATTTTCCAAATGCCTTTATCTACAGAAGTAATTGATCCTGACTGGGGTTCTACAACTGATGCAGCATTAGAAAATGCACCACATCCAGTCGCTGCTAAAGAAGATATTATGGTTTTTGGTAATGGAAGATATGTTGGAGTTTATGTCGAAGGGTCAGCAACCCTAGATATACAAAAGCTAGATTTTGGGGAAGGTGCAGAAGTTGCCGATGTTGTTTTCCATTCAAATCTTTGGTGGATAGCAGTAAATTACGGAGAAGGGAGAAGAAGTCAAATTTATCTTTATGATGGTTCAGCAATGTCCAATATACTCTCAGATGAAGTTGGAATTGGCAGTCAGAAAATAGGTTTTCTTTATGTTTTAAACGGAATTGTTTATGTGGCTTACGAGGATTTATCAGCTGATGGCTATGCGATAGGCTGGATTTCAGGAAGACAACTAAAACCGCTTCGATATTTTTCGGGCTCTCTACCAAACCATCGGCAAAAAACACTTTATAAAAACACGATCATCTTCGTATCTGGGGCTGATGTGTTTTCCTTCGGTGCTCAAGTTGAGCAATTGCCGATCCAAATTTCAGACTTGGCGGATGGTGGTTATGCCACCGTGGGGGGGATAGCTGCTCCCTTTGGGATACCCATTGTCGCCTCTACGGATGGGTCAAGTAACCACCGTCTTGCCAAGTTTAATGGTTATTCAACTGACAGCAGTTGGAAAAGTGTTTTGGTTGATTTGACTAAAGAAAGGAGTTTGGGTAGGGTACATACGGTTATTGTAAGTACCAAGGCATTGGGAGCAGGAGCAAGGGCAGATTTAACCCTTGAAGGCAACCAAGGAGCAGAAACATCCAGTGCTTTTGAGATAACAGGGACTAGTAAAACCAGACATGTTTTTAAAACCATTAATCTGCCGGCTGTTGAAGATTTACGAGTGGCTATTAGTTATCAGAATGGTAGTGCGAGTGCTAATTGTCCAATTAGAAAGATTACTTGTTTAGGAAACTTTGTTGAAAGGTAATGAAAACAATTGATCTATCACCAAGAATGTCACTAAAATCCGCCAGTCAGGAACTGATGACGGAGTATATCGCCGGAGATATGCCACTGGGACAAAATATTGGAGGGTTACAGGCGTTTTCTGATAAATTAGTGAGAGGATATGGCAATAAAGTTTTTGGACAAAGCAGTGAGGGGATTTGGTTAGGTTCAGCAGATTTTGGAGAAGCTCCTTTTAAAGTTGATATGGAAGGGAATACAACTGTTACCAGCCTTACTGCTAATGCTTATCTTACAAAGAATGGAGAAGAACAGGTTTTAGGAGGCAGTATAGTAATCAATGACGGCACCAACGATATTGTCCTTATTGGTTTATACCCAACTTAATGACAAATGTTTTTAGAATTGCAAAACACGGAAAGAGTGTTTACTCAACAGACCCGAATGATTTTGTTATCCGAGAGGATTTAGAGACTTTAAAGGTCAAACATTCTGGCACGCTTAATGATGGACAGACTTATGCTCATGGTTTAGGGTACGTCCCGATAGTTCTATCCATGGTCAAGTTTTCATCAACCAAAGCAGGAATTGTCGGACAGATTGAAACAACAGGTAGTAGTGTTGATTCTACTTATGTTAGAGCCGAATCTGATATTAGATATTACATTCTTTATCATCAAGCAATATGAGTTATGGAGTAAAGGTAGCCAAATCAGGAAAGAGTGTAACCAGTACTAATCCGAATGACTACATCTTTAATTCTGATTATGAGACCATAAAGATTTATAGTGAAAATACTGCCTCAATCAATGTCAATGCCGGCTCATATACTGATGTATCAGTAACACATGGGCTTGATTTTGTGCCAATGTGTTGGGTTTTTGCTGAATTGGCTTCAGGTCATTTCTATTGTGGAGTGAGTATTCCCAGTATTGCGGATGGTTTTCCTTCTTCTTATGTCTTAGTTAATCCTGATTCGGCAACAACTTATGTTGATACTACCTATTTGAAAATTAGAGTAAATAATACTACTGCTTCAACCAAATCTGTTAAGGTTAGTTACTTTATTTTTGGAGATGACGGCTTATGACACACGGAATAAAGATAGCTAAGCCGGGAAAATCAGTTCATTCTACTGATATGAGGGATTTGAGCGTTGATATCAATACCTTTTCTATGTTTAAACTCCATTCTTCTTCTACGACATCCGTTTCCTTTTCAGCTGGTGATACCGAGAAATCGTCTACTGTTTCTCATGGTTTGGGGTATGTACCCGCTTTTTTGATTTATTACAAACGGTCTGACGAATCAGTAGAAAGGTTATTACCCGATATCCCTTATGGAGTTGGATTTGATTATTACCCTTGGGCATATGCCACCACCACCGGTATTACAGTTGGTTATTCCTATGCCAGTCCATATAATAGGCAAATTTATAGTCTAAATGATTATTTTGGTGAATGGTCTGGGGGAAGTGGTAGGAATTTATATGTTGTAGGCAACAATGATGCGGATGGTATGGGAAATATGTCTGGTGCTATGAGGTTTGCCGGTATTACTTTAACCAAGAATCAATCGGTATCTGCGGCTTATATAGATGCTTATGTAGCTCAGAAAGGAAGTAGTACTTCGGATACTAAGATGAAAACTTATGGAATTGATGAAGATAATACCGGAGATTTTGGTAGTAATCCAATGGGAAGAAGTCGTACAACTGCTTATACATCACAAAATCAGAATCCTGCTTCTACTCCTTTTAGTTTTCAAATAAACATAAAATCTTCTTTAGAAGAAATTATTGCCAGAAATAATTGGACATCAGGCAATGCAATGGGATTTTTAATAACCAATGATGGTAGTCCGACAAATAGCTGGTTAGGAGATACAACATCAGGTTCTAATTCAATTTTAGTAGTTAATTTACCCGGTACTCTTACTATTAGTTTTAGGGTTATTATTTTTAAAGACAAAATAGCTGATTAATTTTTGTTATAATTTTTTAATAAAGCGTTGTGTTTTAAACAACGCATGGCAAATACTTATAATCCAACTCAACTAGGAATTACAGCACCATCAGGGGGATTTCAAACTGGTGGATGGTATCAAGGCAGACAATATTGGAATGGGACCTTATCAGATCCTAATGTAATTCACCCTGAATCTAATCAACAAGGAGCTGGTTCAGCAGTAAATCAGGAAGTCAGATCCGCCTCAGCTGCCGCCCAAGGTGTTTCTCTCCAACAATTTGACCAATATCTTGCCAATGTATCTGCTCAAAGTATCACCCCAGGAGTAACTCCAGCTTATACGACAGGAGCTAATCAGAATTATGTATTCGGTTTAAATGAGGAAGTTCAAAAAGCTCGAAACGCACTTGAGGTAAATTTAAACGAACAAAGAGCTAAAACCCAAGGTGAACTCGATGCAGCCAAGGCAAAAGAGACCGCAGCTTTAGGAGAAGTTGACAAGCTTACTACGCCTTTTAGGGAGGAACTAGAAAAGTCAGAGAGGGAAAGGTATGGAACTGATGAGGTTATTTTCCAACAGAGAGAATTGTTGAATGAATTAGACCAACTTTTAACCGAAGGTAACAACCTTATTAAACAACAACAGGAAACTACCGGATTAGCAGCGATTAGAAATCCAAGGGTACAGAAAACCATGGATGATGTATCAGCTAGAGCTGGAGTCATTTCTGCCGTTGTCAGTCTACAAAACACCTACCTGGCTAACGCCTATTATTCAATTGACCGAAGTATCGGAGCAATTACTCAAGATAGAATGGATCGGTTGGGATATTACGAAACGGTTTTAAATCTTGCCAATAGAGACATTATCACCCTTACCGCTGAAGATCGTAAACTTGCCCAAGAGCAAACAGACCTTTTGAAAAATGACCTTGGCCGAGCACAGGCAACATCCGATTACATCAAAGAATTGATGATTAATCCTGATACTGCCATGGCTATGGCTCAATCTGGAGTTAGTTTGAATGACACAGTAGAGGGAATCAATCAAAAACTAGCTAATTATCAATATTCTAAAGAAGTTCGAGATACCGCCAACCAATTTACATCCGCCGGAGGGGTATTAGTCACAAATCCATCAGGTATCCCCGCAGCACAATTAAAATCTTTCACCGATAGCAAGGGTAAAACTTATTACTATAAAATGCCTGCAACAGGAAGTGGATCGACTACCAGTACAGCTGATGATTATTTAAAAAAGATATTGGCTGGTGATACATCCACTATGAGTTATCAATCAGTGAATAACACTCAAGATTCAACTCAAACAACAGGTCAATCACCTCAATTCAGTCCATCTGGAGGAGTTGGGACTGTTTATGTTGATCCATCTACAGGTGAAATCTGGCAATATACTAGTTCAGGATGGAAAAAAATAGCATGAATATAAATAAACCACAATTTACTCCATCAGGAGGAGTCGGAACAATTTGGAAAGACCCTTCTTCTGGAAAAACATGGAAATACGAGCCTAATGGTTGGGTAGAAGCAGGTACAGTCAGTACGGATAAGAACAAAAAAGAAACATTTCAAGTTAAACCAGAAGATGAGCAACTTTTAAATACTCTAAAAATTGGAGGAGCTAAAGAGGCAGATATCCAAAATGCTTTAAAACAAAGACAACAAATCTTATCCACTAAATCTACAGAAACTACAACTGATGAGAGTATAGAGAGTATTAATTCTATAAAGACTAATGTTTCAGATCCTTTCGGAGGAAAAAGTAAAGTTGAGATATTGAGAGACGCCTTTAATAATGGGGTTACAGATATCACAGAACTCGACAAGATAGGCCAAACTTACGATTTATTAGCTTCAGTGGGTGATCAATCTGAAAATCAATATGCTGATTTGGATACCTTACCATTGCCAGAGCAACAGAAAATCATTAATTCGGTTAAATCTCAAGTATCTTCAAAGGCTCAATCTTTGGGTTCTCAAAGTGAGCGTGAAGGCGTAATGGAATCGTTGGGGACTTTGCAAACAGGCCAAGAGATTATCCAAGCAATTGAAAGTGGAATTGCCACCGGGCCGATAGTCGGAGCTTCAAGAAAAGGAGTTAGTGTGTTTGGAGTTAAAGCTATCCCCGGAAAAAGAACTTTAGGAAAGACTGAACCAGAAGAAGATCGATTTGCAGCCTTGGTGAATGTCTATACTGCCAGATTTATCAAAGCAATTTCAGGAGCACAAGTATCAGACGCTGAAAGGAAATTTTTAATGGAATCACTACCAAGTGAAACAAAGCAAGAACAGGAAAATATTGAGGGAATAAAGGCAATATCCGAATATCTTGCCAATCGTTATTCTCCCACAGTGGGAGTTGATATGTCCCCATTAATTCCCCGGTCTGGGAATACTACCGACCCATTAAAACTTTTACAAGGTGGAAATATTAATAATCCTTTAGGAATATGAAAACAGCAGATTTTGCCAAAACTATCAGAGAAAAATATCCCGATGGAATAGCCAGTGATGGAACTCCATATTCTCAAATGAAAGATGAGGATTTAGTCGGAAAAATAGTCGAGAAATATCCTGTCTATGGAAAACAGATTGAAGACTTACCAAATAATAAAACCATAGGAAGTCCTGTAGATGCGGTGAAAGAATTTGGAACTGATGTAGTTGACGCTTTCAAAGAAAGAGGCTCAAACATTAAAGAGGCAATTGTCCCCAAAGACCAAGAGGATGCTAAAAAAAGAATTGAGGACGGTCAGGGAAGGACGATGTTAAGAGTCGGTGGTCAGGTTGGAGGACTAGTCGGTGATCTTGAATTGAGTGTTTTAAAATTAGTTGCCCCGAAATTTGCTGAAGATTTAGCATTAAAAGGACTTGAAAAGGTAAGTGAAACAGAATTTGCCCAAAATGTCATGCAAAAGCTAGGTGAATTTAAAGAAAAACACCCAGAAGCCGCTCAAGACCTCGAAGATGTAGTAAATATAGCCGCTATTGTCCCTTACGTTAAAGGGGCTCAGTTAACAGTCAAAGGAACTCAACAGGGAATAAAGGCTGTTTCCAAAGTCACAGATAAAGTGATTGACGCTAATCGAGCAGCAAGAATTGCCAGTGCCACCGACGAAATTGATACTGTTGTTGGAAAAATAGTTCAGGGTAAAACTGATGATGTTTTAAAAGCAAAAAAAGCCTTATCAACTATCAACACCGAAGGTATTAAAACTTATACTGAGTTAGGTGAAAGAATTGATGATGGCATTGAAGCATTGGCCACAAAAGTTGATGATTTATTGGAAGAAGCTGGCACAAAGGTTGGTCAACTAAAATCCGATGCTTTAGTTACCGTGACTAAAGTTGGAGACAAAGCTATTAAACAAAATTTTGTAGATGATGCTTTGAATCAATTAGATGAGCTTTATGTAAGTATTAAGGATGCCCCAAAAAGAGCCGAGATTATTCAATTAAAGGAAAAATTAGCTAAAGAGGGATTATCTCTTAGAGAATTGAATGATTTATCGAGAATTTATAATAAAGAGTTTGGTAAAAAGGCATTTAGTAAACTAGGAGACGCTTTAACTAGCGTGAACGCTCAAGCATTTGAAAATACTAGAAAGGGGATTAAAAATGTAGTTCGCAATCTTATGCCTGATAATACGGTAAAAATGTTGGATGAAAGAATGAGTGATTTATACAATACCAACAGATTAGTTGGAAAAATGGAAGAAAAGGTTAATGCCTTATATCAAAAAGCCAAGAAAAGAGGGGTACTGGAAAAGGTATCAAGGGGAGCAGCAGATGTTGTTAATGCCGCCACCTTTAATACATTGTCAGGGTTTGTTTCTCGTTTGTTACCAAGTAATGTCGGTTTGAAGGTTTTAAATTCTATAGACCTTGAAAATGTTCTAAGCAAGAATCTCAAAAAGCTCGATAAACTCTTGAAAGTTACAAAAGACTCTTCCCTTGAAGATGGAATAATTAAGATTCTAAAAGAGTCCGCAAATTAAGGGTTCTGAATTAAAGAGAAAACGCAATAGATAAAGAAAATTGCGATTATTGGTGAAATTGTTTGGAAAATCAGAGAAAAACCTTTGGTGATAAAGCTGGACACATAATTATCATCAAACCACCTACCGGAGATTATTTTTGCCAAACTACCAAATGTTGCCAGTAAACAAAATAGTCCGATGACAAATATCATGTAATTTTATTTTACAGCAAGCCTTCTCCAATTTAATATATAGAAATTATTTATCCTTATCGCAGGATCAATGACGATAATCTAAGTTTTTCCTACTAATGCCAAAAAGGTGCATGGAAATTGTCATATACGCATTTTCCTTCATCTGTGACAAACCAAACGTGCAAATAAACGCCTTCCGTCCCATATGGAATTGTATCGACAAACACAAGGGGTGTCATTTGAACATACTGGTAGTTGTAATTTTCGTCGAAATCTGCCTTGGTCAATTCAATTGATTTACTAAACAATATATTTTTTGCACTAGCATATTTTTGAGCGACTTCAGCCTTTGCTTCAAGAATTGGAGCCCCAAGACCTATGGGTGCACTAGTCATAACTATTATTAACTTGCCATCTGAAATAACTTTTTTGTTTTCGTAGTTAAGCAGCATGAGACTAAAATAAAAACCTCGTCCGATTTTGTCAACACTAAGGAAACCTCCCTTCCGTACTTCCTTCGGCCCGATTGAATCAAATCTAAATACATTTAGCGATATGGGGGTAAACCTAGGATCTTTTTCGGCGGTGGTTCTCTCTTGCTTTTTTCCACAGTATAAGCAAAATAAGCTTTGGTCAGGTAGTTCTTTGCCACACGAAATGCATATCATAATGTCCCTCTTGTATTTATTCCCAAAATTTAAGGAGAATTATATAATGGAATTTGTCTATGCTATCATTATTTAGTAAGCGTTGTGAAATGTTATTATACTAGCATAATGCTATGCCAAAAAAATATCACTACACCAAGAAAACAGGCAGACCGACATCTTATAATCGGGAAAAGTTTAAGAAGAAGCTAGAGGAATATCTCCAAAAACGTCAGGATCATGTTGAAGTTGTAACCAATAAAAGGGGCGGAGTTTCTAGAATTTATCAGGTAAGATTGCCCACTATTGAGGGCTTTATAGCTTACTTGGGTCATGCCAAGAGGACTATTTATGATTGGAGAGCTATCCATTCAGAAGTTGACGAAGCTTTGGAGCGAATTAAACAAGAACAGCTACAACGTCTAATAGATGAAGGGTTGGGAGGATACTATAACCCTACAATTACAAAATTAATACTTTCTGCTAATCATGGAATGAAAGAAGAAATTAGTACCGAGATTAGTGGTGAAGTAACCAATAAATTTGATGACCGACAAATCGACAGGATTGCCGAGCGTATTGCCGCAAGAGGCAGAAGCAATGGTGATTCATCAAGCGAAGAAAAATCTAATTGATTTTGCAATCGCTACAGACAAAATCTATCAAGACACATGGTTCCATGAGACATTATCAGCTATTCTCCAGACGGCCATGGAAAAGGTTGAACGGGGAGAAGATGCCCGGATTATCGTCACCGTTCCCCCAAGACATGGAAAAAGTGAGGTATCTACCAAGAAATTTCCCTCTTGGGTATTAGGGCATCACCCTGATTGGCCGATTATGGTCGGTTCTTATTCTGGTGAATTGGCTACCAAATTCGGTGAAGAAACACGGGATATTATGCAATCATCCCAATATCAGGCAATATTTTCTACCCGCTTACGTTCAGATGCAAAAGCTAAAGGTTATTGGAAAACAGATGAAGGGGGAAGTTATATGGCCTCCGGTGCCGGTGGAGCATTTACCGGAAAGGGTTTTAAAATCGGAATCATTGATGACTTATTTAAAAACAGAGAAGAAGCCGAGTCGCAGACGATAAGAGATTCACGTTGGAATTGGTATAGGTCGACCTTCTACACCCGCCAGGAAGGAGCTACCGCCATTGTCATACTAAACACCCGCTGGCATACAGATGATTTGGTAGGGAGGCTCTTAGAAGAGGAAAAAAAGAATAGGGAGGAAGGGGTAGAACATTATGACAAGTGGAATTTAATAAACTTTCCGGCAATCGCTACTGAAGATGAAGAATGTAGAAAGAAAGGTGAAGCTTTATGGCCAGAGAAATTTCCTTTGGATAAATTATATAAAATTGAGAATACTCTTGGACCGTATGAATTCGCAGCCCTTTATCAAGGCACACCCATTACTTCGGAAAATCAGGAATTTAAAGAATATTGGATTAAGAATCGCTCATGGTCAGAGATTGAGGCATTGGATACCCGAAAGTTTGCCACCATAGACCCTGGGGGAAAGGAAGCTGAAAATGACTACACAGGAATAGTCAGAAATTATGTTGACAGACAAAACAAATGGAATATTAGGGCAATGAGAGTTCATTTTGACCCCAAAGAGCTGATAAATTACATCTTTACCCTCCATGATGAAGGCTTTGAGAAAATAGGAATTGAGGAGACAGTTTATCTCAAGACTTTAAAACCATTTTTGGATGATGAATGTGCGAGGAGAGACAAATTCCCGTCTATCTATCCCCTAAAACATAATAAAACCCAAAAAGAAGTCAGAATCAGAGGATTAATTCCCCGTTATTCTGCCGGCGGAATATTCCATATTGACGGTGAATGTGGAGACTTGGAAAAAGAAATGTTTGTATTTCCAAAAGGAGCTAATGACGATACCATCGATGCATTTGCCATGCAGTTGGAGATAGCTGAATCACCAATAGACGAGTTTAAACAGGCGATATTAAAACACCAGCGAGAAGAAAGGCGTGGACTTGTTCAAAAAAATTATGGTTTGTAATTATTAATTTGCTACAATAAAATATGGAAGAACTAATTAGGAAGCTAAAATCAAACCCTGATTTTGTCGAGTTTGCAGACTATATTCTTGGAAAGATTGAGGAAATGGATAATGTTTCCGGATTGGGGGATATGACGAATGAACAGGCTGGAGAAGAAGCCAAGATTAGAGGAAAGACCAAAGCAAAGTTGCTTGAGATTTTAAGACCTTTTATTGAGTTTCAGGAGAAAAAAGAACGAACTGAATCAGAAATTAAAAAGGCCGGGGGAAAATACGGACTTTAATAACAATGTCAAACGAAGTAACGAAAGCTCAAATACGTTCTTGGTTGGATGAAGCGGTAAGAAGAGCTAAAAATCCAGACCCAAGAGAAAAATTGTTGCGTGAAAGGCAAAAGAAAAAAGTAAAAGTTTTAAAACATTACGGCTTATGAGTGGTAAAAAGTATAAACAGTTACGTCGTGAAGCTAAAAAGCATGATATCCCCTATTGGTTGGCAAAGAGAGCCTACAGAATGTTAGATACGGCAGAACGAAAAAAGGTTTTATCCAGTGCAGATACTATTTGACAAACATTATTATTAATTGTTAGTATCAATTATGAATAAATTAAAAGCAGTAAAAAAAGAAGTAAAATCATCGATTATTCCAGATGCCCCAAAACAAGGCAATGAAGTGTCCCCAGAAATTGAGGCTGTGGTCTATAACGGAAGCTATGTGGTTAGAAAATATAGTTTAGAAACCCATGGAGAGAAATTTGTAGACCTCGCCAAAGAGTTTGCAGCTAAAAGAAAATTTGTCGTAAATTTTGAAAAAATCAAACACGGTATCAAATGTCCTTCATGTGGACATATAATTGAACAAAATACACTTTAAAAATCGGCAAGCGTTGCGTCCTTTGACATTTTAGTTGAGGGGTTGGTTTTCCACAACGCTTACCGGCCCCCCATCTTAACTGCCAAATGGCGGTTATTTATAAATATATAGTCCTATGGACGAAGATAAAAACAACATCGTGGTCTCTCCCGATGAGCTTAAGGCTGATGAAGAGGCAACTAAGGAAGTCAAGGAAGACGAACTTAGAGATAAATTAGCAGAAGAATTTGGTTTAAACCCAGATGATGATGTTGATCTACTCGAAAAGTTAGTTAGCCGGGAAAAATCCCACCATGAAAAGTTAACTGGAGCAATAAAGCAAAAGATTAACTGGAGGGAGAAAGCCAAAGTGACTTCAAAAAACTCCGACAACGGAGAGGATAATAAATCCAACAAGGAAACGCCTGATGTTGGCGATTTAGTAAAAAGTACGCTTAATGAGATTCTGGAAGAAAGAGACCTTGAAAGTCTTGGACTATCAGATGAACTGAAAGCCGAAATTAAAGACTTAGCCAAATTAAAAGGGATTTCCGTGAGAGAAGCAGCCAATCTTCCTTATATCCAATCAAGGAAAGAGGAAGCTGAACGTGAGGAGAGGATAAAAAATGCCACTCCAAAACGCTCAGGCAAAGCAGGGTATGTTTCCAATATCGATCCTTCTAAACCATTGAATCCAGCAGATTTTGCACTTGATACTGAAGAAGGCAGAAAAGCCTGGAATGAAGCAAGGGCGGCGAGGGAAAAATATAGGCAAACACAATAACTTTCAGGTTGATTTCTCCCATCGTTCTATTTTATTTATTTTCAACCTAAAATTATGACTGATGTAAAAGCAGAATTCTGGGGTGATTTGCAAGTAGATCTATATACAGCCAATTCAGCTGTTTACTTAGCAAATCAATCTCTAGAAAATTTAATCAGCACTGATGGTAGAAAGGCTCACAAGCCAATTCTATCTCATGCTCAAATCGGGACTTATACTCCCCACACTGATATTAGTTTCACCGCCAAATCAGCAAGTAAAGGTACGTTAGAAGTTGATACCTTCCAATATGCGGCTGAGGATATCGATATTACTGAGAGCAATCAGTCTCCCTATGACCTTTTGCAACACTCTCTTACCTCGATTCGTCGTGGTTTGATGAATGCGTTCGAGCAAAAGTATCTTAGTGAGATTCCCAATGCTTTCCACTCAATCAATAGTGGAACTGCATTCGAGCTTGCAACCACTAATATTCTCGATATCTTTCAAGAAGCTGGTTCAAAACTCGGTTCTTTCGATGTTCCTCGTGATTCTTCGATGAGAGCGGTAGTCTTAGGCCCTCATGCTGTAGAAATTCTCCGAAGAGCAAAATCTGAAAGAGAATCTGGACTTGGTGATAGTGTTTTAGCCAATGGTGTTATTGGCCCTTGGCATGGGTGGACAGTTGTTGAAAACAACAACCTTCCTTGGTCTGCTACTTTGACCATGGATACCAACCCAACCGCTAATGATACGGTTACCATTGCGGGTGTTACTTTTAAATTCGTTGCTTCTCCAACTGATGCCGGCGATGTCGACATTGGTTCTGATGTGGCGACTTCCAGGGCTAACCTGAAAGCTGCTGTTGAAGGTAATAGTGGTGCTGGTACAACTTATGTTGATATCAGTCCCATGAACGCTTTCATTCTCCGCAGAAAGAGAAACGTAAAATGTACGACTGCTGAAGCTATGGCTTTCACTGGTAATGGTGATATCTCCGTTAGTGAGACTTTCACTGCTGCTACCAATGTTTGGTCAGCTCAACAGCAATCCTCAATCTTCATGATTCGAGGTGCTATTGATGCAGTTATGCAATTCGTTGACCTTGAAGTAGAAAGCAAAGAAGCTGGATTTGCCAAACTTCCGAAAGGAATCATTGGCATGGGAACTGAAATGTTCTCCGATGGTCAAATTGCCTCAGTCAAGATGGTTCTTGATGCAAGCAATTTCTAATTGTCCTTTGAGGTAAGTGAACTTTAAGTTCCTCCCCCTTGGCTAACGCTGAGGGGGACACAAGAAAAACTTACCTCTAATTATTATTTAGAGGTTTTTTTAATTATGAAAGTATTTAATAGAGAAATAAAATTAGGTGGTTTAGTTAAAAGTGGTATTCGAACCCTCATTAGAGATAATGATGGAAAAATTCTTTTAGCTACTGGTACAACTGTTCCTACAGGTTCAGGGTATTCTAAAGGAGCTTTATTTATTGACACCGATGTGGCTACAGGTCTCAAGGGAGTCTATGAAAATATAGGTACTACATCTTCTGCTTCCTTTATCAAACCTTCTCATCGTGTAGTAGCCTCCGGTCAACACACGACTGCTGGTGGTGATACTGCTGAATCTGCAACCGTAACTGGTGCCTTAGCTACAGATATTGCCATTGCTTCTATCGAAGATAATGGAACAAACAATGTAACTTTGATTCAGACTGCTGCTGCTTCTAATGCAGTAAATTTTACCCTATCAGGTGACCCAAGCACTGACGCAATAATCAATTACTTGGTTTTGAGAGCGTGCTAATATGTCCTTTACCCTCCCTCGAAAGGGGGAGGGATTAAATTTTAAAATAAATAATTATGATAGCAACATTTCCAGCAGGAATTAAACCTTTAGGTTATCAGCAACTAACTGTCTCAACCACCGCAGTCGGTCTTTCTGTTCCCGCAAAAGCAATTAGAGCAGTTATTGGAGTGGAAGCCCAACCGATTAGATGGCGTGATGATGGTACAAATCCCACCTCTTCGGTCGGAACATTGCAAAAAGCCGATACATTCATAGAAATCTATGACCCTAAAGCTTTGAATGCTTTTAAGGCTATTAGGCAAGACGCAAGTGATGCAACTCTCAATATCAGTTATTACGGCTAATGGCTTGGTCAAATAAAACCAAAGTATCATCTACCATCGAAAGAGGGAGAATACTCACTCCAGACGGTAATCAGATTTTACTGGGAGCGGATGAAGATTTGGTTTTGATCTATCAATCACAAGATGATTACTGGTCTAACAAGTCCAAAACTACCTCATCTTGGTCTAACAAGTCCAAAACTATTGCTTAATTTGCTATTATTATTAAAGGCGTTGTGTTTTTTTAAACGCTTATGGCTGACAAACTATATTCAGATCTAAATAAAGGAGCATGGATAAGTGCCACTGCCTATACTGTTGGTGATTTTGTTTCACACGGGGGAAGCTCCTACACTTGTATAGCTAATAGCACGAATAACGAACCACCAAATGCTACTTATTGGGCTTTGTTAGCTTCTAAAGGAGACCAGGGTATCCAAGGTGAAACAGGAGCTACTGGTGCAACCGGCCCACAAGGAGAGCAAGGAATACAGGGTATTCAAGGTATACAAGGGGAACAGGGAACACAAGGTGAACAAGGAGTTCAGGGTATACCAGGAGTTGAATGGCAAGGAGAATGGAGTTCAGCTACCGAATATGTAGCAAGGGATGTGGTTTATAGGTTAGGAAGTTCTTATATTTGTATTTTGACAAATACCAATCAAGAGCCTCCTAATGCTACCTATTGGGAACTTGTGGCTCAAAAAGGTATTGATGGTGAAGGAGCTGGTGACGTTGTTGGCCCAGCTTCTTCTACTACTGATAGAGTTGCAACATTTGATGGAATAACAGGAAAACTTTTAAAAGATGGTGGAAAAACCATTTCCGAAATTGAGGCAGCTTCGCTTCCGGCTAGTACAACCCAAGACGGTGTACCTGATGGTACTAATTACAAGCAATATTCAGCTACCGAACAGACAAAGTTATCTGGAATTGAAACTGCCGCTGATGTCACTGACGCTGGTAATGTTGGATCTTCAATACAAGGAGCTGACGCAAAAACTACAATGGCTGATGCCGACAAAGTGGCTATTATTGACACCGAGGCTTCAAATGTGCTCAAAACTTTGTCATGGGCTTATGTAAAGTCAATTTTGAAAACTTATTTTGATTCTCTTACTACTACATTTACAAATAAAAGAATTGAACCTCGTATCGTTACTGCCGCTTCTTATACAACTGATACGGGAACTTCTTTAAGTGTTGCTGATTGTGATGTCTTCCAAGTAACCGCTCAAGCTGGTGCTTTGAAATTTAACAATCCAGGTGGTACTCCTGTTGCCGGACAAAAACTAATCATTAGAGTCAAAGATAATGGTACAGCCAGAGCTTTGACTTATGATACTCAATTCCGAGCATCAACTGATTTAGCCTTACCCACGACTACAGTAGTCAATAAAACCCTATATATGGGATTTATTTTCAATACTATTGACACTAAATGGGATTTGTTAGCAGTTTTGAATAATTTCTAAAATGGCTACAGTTAAAGTATTAGTTGTTGCTGGTGGAGGTGGAGGTGGTACCGATGCCAACGGTGGTGGTGGGGCTGGTGGGTATATATATAATGCAACATTTGGAGTAAATCCAGGTTCTTATGCTGTAACAGTTGGTTCAGGAGGGTCTTCTGGGAATAATGGCAACAATTCCGTTTTTAGTACATTGACTGCAATCGGAGGAGGAAGGGGATGGTCTACTCCGGGTAATGGAGGTTCTGGTGGTGGACACTCTTATACTAATGGTGCAGGGGGTTCTGGTACAGCAGGTCAAGGATATGATGGTGGAGCTGGCACAGCCGTGTCCTATCGTGGAGGTGGAGGTGGTGGCTCTAGTCAAGCAGGTTATGCCGCAAATGCTTCAGGAAACGAGGGAAAGGGTGGTGCTGGCACTTCAAATTCAATATCTGGATCAGCCGTAACATATGCCGGTGGAGGTGGAGCAGGTGGACAGAATGTAAGTGCTGGTGTTGGTGGAGCAGGTGGTGGTGGAAATGGAGGGTATGGTGCTCAAGACGGATTTGCTGGCACAGCTAATACTGGTGGAGGTGGAGGTGGAGGTGGAGGTTCACGTCCAGGAGGAGCTGGTGGCTCAGGTATAGTAATAATTAGATATACAACAGCAGACTTACCTGTTTGTACTGGTGGAACAATTACTACATCAGGTGCAGACACTATCCATAAGTTTACTTCTTCTGGAACATTTTTCATTCCAGCTGGTAGTGGCTTCTTTAATTTCTTCTAACTATGCCTACTCAAAATAATTTACTAAATGGGGAGATATAAATAATGTTTGACTCATCTCTTCAAAAACTAACTGAAACAGGAATTTTGGGAGTTCTTTTGGTCATTGCATTAATCACGATTGTTTTTCTCTATAAGGAAAATAAGAAGGAGAGAGAAGACAGACTTAATGATTTAAAGTTTTATTCTAGTCAAGACAGGTTATTTATGGCTCAAACGAAAGAGACTTTAGAAAACGTCCTTTCCCTCATACGAGGTAATAAACAATGACATCATGGATAAAAAAATTACTAGGTTTAAATGGACACGATGAAATAAACCAAGAAAGGGAGGCTTTATTTGTTGAAAAAAAACAGGCTATCAATGACCTGAAGAGAATCAATAAACGGTTTAAATTTATTATTGAATCAAAAAATATAGACTTAGTTATTAGAGAAATAGAAGATGTGAGGATTGGGAAATGAATAATATAACACTAACCATTATTTTCAGAACTTTACAATGTATTCCCCTTCTACTAATAATTATTCCTATTTTTATAAGCTATTGGGATAAGCGAAATACTCTTAACGGACTCAGAAAAACACGATTAGTATTATTAGCTTTGTTTACATCTATCCTAATTGAGAATCTTTACTTTATTTATTACGCAGTCGTGGCTATGATAAATAATCAAAAAAATTTAGTTCCAGATACCCTCTTTTTAATAATTGACAAAATAATCATCTTTGCTACTTACATGCTACTTTATTATTTGTTCAGTCATGCCCGAAAGCACAATGACGGGCAGACAGAAAAAAATCAACAAATATGAACGACTACACGCTTGCCCAAGGTGTGTCAATTATCCTAACATTGGGCTGTATCGCTTATATATTAAGTAATAGATGAATATAAAATGGATAGGAGCTCATTCTAATAACTACGGTAGTAGATACAATAACAAAATCCAATTTGTAATTTTACATTGGATAGTCGGAAGCCTAGAATCATGTGACGCTACCTTTCAATCACCCACTCGATTAGCTTCGGCACATTACGGAGTTGGGGATAATGATATTCATCAATACGTCAAAGAAGAAGATTGTGCCTGGCACGCTGGTAATTTATTGGTAAACCGCCAGAGCATAGGAATTGAAAACGAAGGTGGTCCAAATCTTCCTATTACCGAAGCAACATACAACACTCTCGCTGAGTTAGTCAAAGACATCTGTAGTCGTTACCAAATCCCTGTAGACCGCCAACATATTAAAGGGCATAAAGAAGTTTCTGATAAACCCACTGCTTGCCCTGGAACATTAGATATTGATAAAGTTATTAAGTTAATCAACGAAGATAATATGACACAAGAAGAAAAAATAGTTTTAGAGAAATTTAATGGTTTTTGGAAGACCGATAAACGCTTGAAAGACGGTAACGCTGAAGGTGCTATTAATGCCATGATTGGATGGGCTAAAGATATTCCAAAACTGGAAAGTAACATCCATAATTTAAAAATTGATTTTGATAAAGTGAGCGGTGAACTGAGAGATGCCAACTCATCTCTTAAAAAGTGTCAAGAAAGTTTAGAAAAAGGGATAGACCTTGTTATATTGGGTATTAAAAATATTTATTTAGCTAATAAAGAGTCTATCGACAAGTGGATTTTATCCATAAAGTCCAAGACTCTTTAAAAATTAGACTTCTTTAGCAGTAAAGTTTTAGAACTGCTAACCAAATATAAAAAAAATTATAAGTTAAAAACAACAATGAATTTAGAACAATTTGCAATAGCAGGATTCGTTATAATCGGCTTAATTAATGGTCTCCAATTTGCCATAGATAAAAATTGGGGATCTTTTATTAAATTTGTCTTGGCAGTAATTGCCGGAGGGCTTTTTGGTTTTCTTCAATGGTTTGGACTGCCGAGCATTGAGGTAGGACTTGCCGTTGGAATATCAAGCTCAGGAGCTTATAAAATTGCTCAAAAATTGGGTGGAAACTAAAATCTACTACTACAATAGAAAGTTATGAAACAGTTGGTGTAGTAGTTGGAGGTTTTGGAACTCTGGCAGGAAAGTCGTAAACATTTCTTAACAACATAGAGGTAAAATCGATCAACAAAGTTGCGTCCCCCAAATTTGACAACACCACTTCATGATTTTCTTCATTTCCTCTTTCTCTAATGTAGTCTACCCAACCTTTACCTTTCGGCGGAATGTAGTTGTTTGTTTGAAGGTATGTAACATAAGACAGAAAAGATTCTCCTGGTTTAGCCCCTTCTTCTACGGCGACGTGCATTAAGATTTTTCGGCAAATTAGAATACAGCCTGTATATGCCCCTGCTTGAATACATCTTCTTGCTTGTTTATAAAGCTGTTCGATTTCCTTAGTAAGATTCTGTAAGTCATCACCATAAGCTGGTGCCGGAGTTTGATAAATCTCGTTATAATCTCTATCTACTTCAAAGAAAGAAGGTCTCTTGCAACCACCACATATATAGATTTTGTGCGTTGGTAAGCCTACCTGATAGCCAACATTAACCCCGGTTTTCGTACCACAATAACCACACGTATATGAATATTCCTCAATTTTTGATAGGTGTTCCCAAGCACCATCTAATGGTTTCATCTTTATCTCCTTAGATTAAAAATTTTATTCACTGAATAATTTACAGATTCTTTCTAAATACAATTTTTCCACTACCTGAAATATCATTGATTGTTATATCTATATATCTAGCGTCAACAAGTATCTGTCCAGCAAAGGCTATAACAAAAAACCTACTTCCTCCATCTCGCACCGTTTCACTGTAGATACCAAAGTCTTCACATTGTCCTGAACCAGAACCGGTTAACTGATATGACTTTCCTGTATTGTCGACTGCCGAAAAAGACATTTTGTCAAAACGCATTAAAAAATCACTCGTTCCTTCATTTCTAACTTCAAAATTTACAACAAAACCTGGGTCATTAATACAACTAGCCCACCAAGCAGTCCAAAAATCTTGGTCAAGAGAAATAAAAACATTCTCTCTTAAATATGTCCATTCGCCTTGAGCATAAAGGTCTTTTCGTGTTGGTGTCGGAAGATACGTTGGGGTTGGAGGAACTGAGGTGTAAGTTGGAACATTTGTGGCAGTCGAAGGAATTATCACTACAGTTTCTGGGGTGGCAGTTTCATAGACATATACAGGCTCTGGGGTATTTTGTTCAACTACAGTTTGTGGCATTGCACTGGCCATCACTACCGGCATAGGTCGATTTAAAACTCTCAAAAAAACCAAAAGGAATATAATTGAGCAAATAGATATTAGGGCAAAACCGCCAATTATTCCAATTATGACAACTCGTTGACTTACCCTTCGGCTCGGAGGGGAAACGTCAATCCTGGGCTCGCTAACGGGGCTATTTTGGGGTTGAGAGGGTATCTCTCCAACCTTCAGATACCTCTCTCTGTAGGCCTCTGAATACTCTCTGACAACAAAACCACGCTTGTCTCGCTCATCAGCCGGTACACCCAGTTTAGTGAATATACCCGACAAAGTATTACGAGTTGTACTCTCTCCAAGGTGAATTTGGTTGGCAATGTCAACAATTTTGACATTTACATCCGCCATGATAAAGTCGAGGATTACCTTTTCCCTCTCATCAAGGCTCTCTAATTTAACGATTTTCTCTCTAAAAAATTCAGACATCTTGATTTCCCCTCAGATATTGTCGGTTGGTTGGGAATATCTTAAATTATACGCAAGGAGTAAAAAATGGAAACCAAAACAAGCCAATTAGATTTTAAAATCCAAAATGATTTCGAGGTCATCGGATATGGGGAGTTAGTTAAATCCCCTTGTCAGATCGGCAACTGGTGGATTATGCCGGCTCAAGATTATCTAGGGAAAGTTCCCCCGGATATCCAGAAAAGACTTTTTGAATTTCTTTCCCAGGGAATTGAAGTTCAGGGGTTTCTAATTGCCGAAGATATTCAGGTAATTGAAGCCAAAAGAGAACAGGAAGAAAAGAGAAAAGAAGCTAATCAAAAAGCAGTAGAAAACAGTCTAGGAGCATTGGTTACAGTATTTTCGGTGATTGGAATCGGATTATTATATTTCCTTTCAGCTTTATGTGCTTATGACCCAATGCTTATCGCAGTTTTAAAAGATGGGAGGTATGTATGTTTAGGAACTTGGTTCGATTAGTTTTTTCTATTTTGAGGGGTTTATTCCCCTGGATACTCAGGTTTTTTAGGATGATGTTTTTTTTGACCATTACTTCAATCACCAGTATTTATGTAGGAATTCCAAAGTCTATTGATAGGATTGCTGATAATTGGATAGAGGAAGCAACAGAAGCAGGATTACCTTTAGGCTATCATCCAGCCTTACGAACAGGAGCAAAAATAGTCGCCAGCATTACTCTAATTTTGGGATGGTTGGTACTAGCCAGTTTGACAATTTTTATCATCCGATTGTTTTTCTTTAATTGATAAACATCAATGGAAATGTTAAGTTTATTATGTGGAGGAAAATTTTTAGTGCCTTTTTTCTCCACCCCATAAGGGAAGAAATATGAAGAAGGCCACCTTATCTCAACTAAAGTATTTAGAGGTCTCCCAATTATTTCACTGGGCCGCCAAAGAGCACTACATCATCTGGTTTACCGGCACGACGAAACGACATCGAAGGACTGAGGTAATTTTGCCAAGACTAGTAAAAAACTACGACAACCCGAAGACTAGAGCCAGGTCATTATTTTCAACAAACTTTGGGAAACGACTGGTCTATGCTTGCCCCCGCCGAGTTAGAAACCCAGACATTATTTACTTGATTGCTCATGGTTTAGGTTGTACCGAATGTATGGTCAGATTTTGGAGGTCAAATATGGAGTCCCTTGTAATCCCAGAAAGAAAGTTTTTTGGATGTCGAAGTATCCCAGATGTAGGTATCAAATTCCCCAATGGAAAGATGATATTGGTGGAATATAGCACCAAGGACAATTTCCAGAAATACAACAACATAAAAAACAAGTTGACTTCTTATAAAAATAACCTCTCAATAATAAACAGCCGATTTAGTACCGAAAGTATCATCATATTTGTTATCGACGTGCCAAGAGAAAAAGTTCAGAAGTTTGTTTGGGAGATTATACCTATTGGATTGCCGGTATTTTTTACCGACTTTGAAACTTTCAAATCTGTTCCTATTGGTGAACAGTTATCAGCCCCAATTTACATCTGGGGGGAGGACGGGAAAACTTACCCGTTGACACAAAATGCTCAATCTTAGAACTATAAATAGATTGCTTTTTGGGTACCATCCAATTTCTTCTTCTTTGGCGATTGGAAAAGAAGACGAGTTGTTTGACGAAGGATTGACCATGGGAACTCTTTATATTGGAAAACAGGGAACAGGTAAAACCACCAGTCTAGCACGTCACCTGGTCGATTATTTCAAACGATATCCCGACAGGGCGGTCTTTGTCCTAGATTGGAGCGGATCGATCACTGACAGCATTCTAACGATGCTTCTCAATGAAGAGCCAACCAAGAGAAATGGTTATCTTAGAAGAGTTGTTTATGACCAGTTGGGAAACCCTGATTGGGTAATTCCCATGCCGGAGTTTTCACTTGCTTATGGTGGTAATTACGAAGAACAGATCCAAAGAGTTGTCAGTAATTTATCAAAGCTATCCCCTCACCTGATAAAAAATGCCCCAATTTTGGGAGGTTTAGCAGTCAATGAAATCGCCCCTCATTTCTTCCGTATGCTTACAGCGATATCAAATGACGAAATCGATTCACAGGAAACATGGCAGATTACGGAAACGAAACGTTTGATGGTGGATAAAGGTTTTTTACGAAATGCGTTGAAAAAATATGGATCAAAAATACCTGAAACCGCTTGGTTTTTAAATTGCGAATATCTGAGTCAAGACATCAAATCTGGAGAAAGAGAAATGAGGACTTATGCTCTCCGGTCATTACTTAATCTTACCGATATCCGGGAGGTTAAGGCAAGATTAGGTTATTACCACCCAGGCTGGACTCCTAAAGAAGCCATTGAGGGTGGAAAGATGGTCATAATTGACGGTGCAAAAATGATTGGTCAAGAACAAGCTCAACATTACCTATTTACCCAAGCCTTTTCCCTAATTTTGGCTGAAATAAAAAGGAGAAGGCCGGCTGATCCAAATGAGAAACCCGTTTCTTTGGTACTTGATGAGGTTTACTCCCTTCTCTCAATTCCTGGAATGGCACCGGAACTCTCTCAACTTTCACCACAATACCGAAGTCGAAAATTACAGCTTTACATTGTTTTACAGGAATTAGCCCAGATGAGTGAGGAACTCCGCCCTCATATTTGGTCTTTGGGGAATGTCGTATCTTTTGCGGTATCAAATTTCAATGAAGCATTTGAGATAGCTCAACAATTATTCAAATATGATCCAAAGATGGAGAAATTACCGGCAACTGATTCGAGTCGCCAGCCAGTAATCGAAAATGATCGAGGCCAATATTTGGAAATTGGCAACTGGATTCAGCGAATGAAACGAAGAGAATGTATTATCCGCCGGCATGTTAGTGAACAAAGGATGGATCATTATATTCGGCACATATTAGAAACAAAGACCAGCCCCATTATAGATTCTGATAGCAAAGCCTTATTAGAGGAAGTCAAACTAGACCTTTTGAAAGATAAAGGGGTAAGAGTTCGAGATGCTTTGGAGGTTATCAATAGACGGCATACACAGGAGGTAAAAGCAGAAACAAGACCAACTATTGATCATTAACAACTTGGGCTAAAACGGGCAACGTTAGTCCCGTTAAGGCAGCAGAGGAGGTAGTCATGACCGCCGTAAACGAAGCCGGAATCATCTTGCGGAATGTAGGGAAGGGATTGTTATCAATCGTCATCCCCGCCAAAAAGGTGAACGAGCCGAGTGAATACTTGGTCTTGCATTACTGCAAAAAGTGTCAAAGGTACCATGTAGCTGGAAATGGTTTGAACGTAGCGAACCAAAAACCGGAAAATGGTGATAAGCCAAATGAGTACCTGGGAATGCACTATTGCCAAATATGCGACAGGTATCACCGGACTGAATAGGCTTCAATCACGGCAGACTACCTTCCTCTGCCGTGGAGAAAAAATTATGAAAGAAATTATTTTATCAAAATACACAACCTGCAAAATATGCAGTAATTATTTATCAGACCAATGCGTTCCTTGTCTGACAGAAAGTAACACAACTAAATTTGAAATTAGACAGGATTTATCTATTGATGATTTACCACCGTTTCCGAGTGTTGAGTTCAATAACGGTATGCCGGTAAAAATGAGACAGGCAATTGTCGGTGCTTATGTGGAAAAGATTGTGGAGAGATTACAGGAGGGAAGATGGACGACAGGATTATGACCGTACCCGAAGTAGCTTCATACCTAAAGGTATCAAAGGCAAAATTGTATCTTCTCATTTCCCGAAACCAAATTCCTTATATCCGATTGGATAGGAATGTTCGTATCAGGGAAAGCGACCTTCTAAAATGGCTGGAAAAGCAAACTGTCAATAAACTATTTGACAAAGGTTTTTAAAATGTGTATTCTTAAAATATACCCTTGGGTGGCTCCTCTAAAAAGCGTGCTCGGGGGTGTTTTTTTATCTGATATAGTTTTTACTAGTTTACAAGACTGATTTGGTACTCTAGTATGAATGTAATGAGACACAAGCCATTTTCTCACTTTACATCACCACATAAGCCGGAGGGGCTTGTTGTCTCAACTACAAATAACTCCGGCTTTTTTGGTGACCTAAGGTGAATGGTCACACAAACATAGAAAACTCATATTTGGAATGGCTAACTAGTAGGGCAGAGCTTACTGGTTTAGATTTAAGAATATTACTTGTTATATTTAGAAAAACAATCGGCTGGAAAAAAGAATCTGACAAAATTTCCTTTGGTCAAATTGAAAAAGTCACAAGGTGTGGGCATTCGTCGGCTATAGAGTCAATTGATCGTTTGGAAAAGAATGGATTTATAAAAGTCACTAGACCTGGAAAAGGCAAGGTAAATTCGTATCAACTAGTAGGGTACACCGTAACAACTAGTATGCTACACCATACTGGAACTAGTAGGGCAGAGCATACATACAAAAGAAATAAAGAAAATAACAAAAGGGGTTATAAAATGATTTTAAAAAATAGAATACCAGTTTACAGAGAAATATGATTTGTCAATATTGTGGGAAAGAGGCTATTTGGTGTGAGAACAAAATGATATATGGTAAAAATTTTGGTAAATCTTATATGTGCTATTACTGTAAAGATTGTGACGCTTATGTCGGTTGCCATAACAACACAAAGAAACCCCTGGGAACTCTCGCAAATAAAGAACTAAGGCAGTTGAGAATAAAAACTCACGACAGAATTGATACTTACTGGAAAGCAAGAATTTGCACTAGAACAAGAATATATGAATTATTAAAACAAATATTTAAGAAAGAGGTCCATGTAGGATCTAGTGATATTGAAATGTGTAAAGCAATAATTAAAGCAACCAGCGATACAATACCTAATTTGTTAAAAAAGAATAGATGGTAACAATTCAAGATTTAGAAAATAGTTTGGAAAAATTAAGACTTAAGTGGAAAGACTACCCAAAAAGTATCCATGATAAGAGATGGCCGGAGTTTAGAGTCGATAAGAGCAAAGCGTTGTATTTAAAAATGGAAATTGAGAAAATGAAAAACGAGCCTAGCATTGGATAG